AAGATCTTGTGCAGCCCCGCCTTCACGCTGCCGGCGATCGTGAACACGGTCGCGGCCGCCGGGGCCAGGACCGCGCCGACGGCGAAGCGGACGTGCGTCGTCGGGAGCAGCGTGACGCTCGCGGCGGTCTTGTACGTGCCGGGCGGGAAGAAGAGCGTCCCGCCGGCGGACCCGAGCGCCGCCTCGGCGTCGAGGATCGTCTGGCGGTCGTCGTCGAGGCCGTTGCCGAGCACGCCGAAGGAGGTCACGTCCACCCACGGACTCGGCCCCCGGGGGTGGAGCGAGCCGTCGGTGTAGACCCCGTCGCCGTCGAACCAGAGCGCGCGGTCGTTGCGCACGCCGTCGCCCCACTGGATGCCCTGCATCCGCTCGAGCTGGCTCAGCCCGGTCCGCGAGCCCCGGCGGTACGGCACGCTACGCCCCCTCGCCTTGCTGGCCGAGCAGCCGGCCCAGGTCGGCGTCCAGGGCGACGACCTGCTCCGGCGCCATCCGCTCCACGGCGCGCAAGCCCAACTCGTCGTTGCGGTGGGCCGTCCACCAGGCCAGCGCCTCGGACGAGGGCAGGTGCTCCGTGAACGGGGGGCGCTCGCCCTCGGGCGCGATGGCGGCGCGGAGCGCGTCGCGGGTCGACACGATCCGCCGCGCGAGCAGGGCGGAGCGGCGCTCGAGCGGGAGTTGACCGGCCATGGCTACTTCTTCCGCGCCTTCCCGGCCACACGCAGCGCGATGGCGACGGCCTGCTTCTGGGGCTTGCCGGCCGCCATCTCCGTCTTGATGTTCTGGCTCACGGTCGCCTTGCTCGAGCCCTTCCGGAGCGGCACTACTTCTTGCCTTTCTGCGCCATCGCGGTCATCTTCTTCTGGCCGTACTTGGCGATGCCGGCCGCGGCGGCGACGGCGGCGGGATCCCGAGCACCCGAGGCGGCGGCCTTCTTCTCGACCGCGGCGAACCTGCCGCCAGCACCGAGCGGCGCCTTGCTGTTGGGCTTCGCCATCACTTCCTCCCCTTCGCCGGCGGCTTGCCGGTCTGTTCCATCCGCCGGTCGGCCCGGCTGCCCGGCACGACGCCGTACCGCTTCTCCATCCGCTTGTCGGCGGCGCTGCCGGGCTTGACCTTGACCATCACTTCCTCCCTTTGGGCTTGCGCGCCGGCTTCGGCCGGAGACGGATTTCCACGGGCTGGTTCTGGCTCGTCTGCGTCGCCATCAGTCCTCCATGGGCGCCTCGGAGATCAGCCGGTCCCCTAGTACCCGGGGATCGCAACCGGTGTGTTCGGCCGACCGGGGTACATCCCCGCTGGCCGCCCGCCGGGCGCGCCGGTGATCCCCTGCGGCGGCGTGGGTGCGAACGGCATCCCGGCCCCCGGCTGGACCGGCAGCCCGCCGCTGATCTGCCCCGGGATCCCGCCCGGCGGGCCACCCGGCGGCGCCAGCGGCGTGATCCCGTCCGGCCCGACGAGGGAGGCGAGCGGGTTCTCCTTGGGCCGGGTCAGGATCTGGGCCTGCCGGAGCGCGTCGGCGACGATCCGCTCGTTGAGCTGCGGGTTGGTGGCGATCTGGTGCTCCACGTAGATCTCGTCCGCCAAAGCATCGGGGTCCTCCTCGTGCAGGTACTTCTCCCGCGCCCGCCGCAGGCTGATCAGCCGCTGGTCGGGCGGCCCCTCGGTCAACTGGCGCGCGACCAGGGCGAGGGCCTGCTCCATAGACGACGTGTCCGGCCGGCGCTCGACGCTGACCTCGCCGAGCTGGTCCACCGCCGCGAGCCAGTCGGTCGTCGCGCCGGTGTCCCGCAGGCCCAGGTAGCCGCGCCCGCCGTCGCCCTGCCCCATCACGTAGACGGTCTGCTTGATCCGCGCCGGGATCAGGTACAGGTAGAACTCGATCGCCTTCTCGAGCTGCCGCTGCAGGCCGTCGGCGGCCCGCTCGTACATCATCAGCGCGGCCTGGATCATCTGGTTCGCCAGGTAGCCCGAGTCCCCGGCCAGCGAGCCGCCGCGCATGATCGACGGGATGCCGGCGATGTCGATGAGGCTCCGGAGGATCAGCGCCATCTCCTTGGCGTCGGCGCCGACCGGCGGCGGCTGCATGAACGCGAAGCGCTTCCCTCTGGGGATCTCCAGCATCCGCCCCGGCGCCCACTCGAACGTGCTGGGCTGGGCGTCGTCCCCGGTCGGGGGCCGCAGCCCCGGCGGCAGCGCCTGGGAGTTGGGCACGTCCTCGAGGATCGGGTTGGGGAACATCCCCAGCCACATCCAGTTGGTCCAGGCGGTCAGCAGGCTGTCGAGCGCCGGCGTGAGGTAGAGCAGCGAATACAGGATCGGCTCAGGGTCGGCGTCGGCCTTGGCGCGGCTGTAGGGGAGCCGCGGGCTGTAGGGGTTGGGCTTCGGGAACTCCGGGGCCATATCGCCGTCGACGACGCAGCACCACCAGTCGTCGTTGAAGAACTCGAGTTTGGTGCTGTGCCCGACGGAGGAGACCAAGTAGCCCTCGGGGGCGGGCCGGCCGGCGCCGAGCCTGGGGTCGTACAGGCGCCCGCTGGCGGGGTCCTCGTCCATCCCGTAGCGGCCCTTGAGCGTGTACGTCGGGTACTCGCCGTACTCGATGACCCAGGAGTCGCCCCACTCCCCGTCGCCGAAGAGGAGCGACAAGCGGTCGACGCAGCGCCAGGCGAAGGGCAGCGGGGAGCCCTTCTTGTACTCGGCGACCTTGCCCATGTACGTCTCGGCGTCCTCGTCGGTGCGGCGCGGGAAGTCGCCCCAGGCGTCGGCGCGGTGGACGTGCTTGATGACCGATTCGGCGTCGCGCACCAGCGCCTTGCAGGCCTCGTACGGCACGTTCTCGCCGACTTCCTTGTCCATCGCCGTGGCCGCCGACTTGACCCACCGCTCGGCGATGCCGGTCGCGCGCTTGGACGCGCCCGAGGCCGACTTCGGCTCGATGTGGACCAGCCAGTCGTTCCTCGAGAGCGCCGCCGTGGTCCGCAGCCAGGCGTCGCGCACGAAGGGGGTGCGCACCTCTTTGGTCGTCGCCTTGTACGTGGCCGGGATCTCCACGGCGTGGGTCATCTTGCAGAGATCGCGGAAGAGGGGGATGAGGCGCCGGAGCTCGCGCTCGTTGCCGTCCTGCTCCTTTTGGCGGTACAGGCCCCAAATCTGGCCGGCGGTCGGCGCCTCGGTCGCGGGCTTGCGGCCGTTCTTCGCCGCCATCAGGCCACGACCCGGAAATCGCGGGCCTGCACCCTGCCCGCGTCGGCCGAGCACGCCCCGAGCCAGGCCAGCATCAGGGCGACGACGGTGTCGTCGTGCATCCCCTCCGGTGCGCCGTAGCGGAGCAGGCCGCCGGGGAGCTTCTCGGCCTCGTAGGCGAGGAGCTCGCCGGTCTGGACGGGGTCGTCCAGCAGGACGACCTCAGAGCGGTCCAGGGCGAGGGAGAGGGCGACAACGGCGTCGTGCTTGGAGGCGTTGGTCGCGGTCCAGGCCCAGAGGGGGAGGTTGTAGCGCTCGAGGATCTCGATGACGGGGGCGCCGACGTTGTTGCGCTCGGCGATCATCAGGAGCGGCGGGAACCGCTCGGCCAGGATGCGGATGCGCGCCGCCTGGAGCAGGTAGTCGATCTTGTTGAAGCGGTCGAGACAGACCTGCTCCACGCCGTCGGGTCGAACGTCGAGGACGCTGACGACCGTGAAGTCGTCGACCTGCCCCCAGTCGACGCCGAAGACGTAGGTGTGCTTGGGGACCCCCACCGCCTGAGGACGAGCCGTACAGGCCTCGGCCACACCACGGAAGACGCCGGCGCCCTCGGCGAGGAACTCGGCGTCGATCTCCTGGGCGACGGCGCGCTCGGGGAGGTCCCCTCGGGTGTCATCGATCTCCTGCCGCGGGATGTGCGGGTTGACGTTCGTCGGCGCCCGCCAGGACGCCCAGTCGGGGTCCGCGGGGTCCTGGCCGCGCTGGTAGAGCGACCAGAAGCCGTTCAGGCCCTTGGGCGTGCTGAGGAACCAGGCGTCGCCGACCAGATCGGTGAGGGTCGGGCGGATCACCTTCTGCCAGATGCCGAGCAGGGAACGGACGCTCGCGGCCTCGTCGAGGACCACGCGCTTGTACTTCCTACCCCGGACGGAGTCGGCCACGCCCTCGGAGTCGAGCGACCAGCACTCGAGGGAGCCGCCGCCGAGGATCTCTATGCGGTGGTCGGTCTCCGTGACGCGCCGGGCGACGGGGCGCAGCAGGTCGACCAGCTCGCGCCACGTCTCGCCGAGGTTCTTGTAGTTGGGGGCGAACCACCCGCAGGGGGCGCGTTCGTCGAGCACGGTCTCCACGGCGAGGTCCTCGCCCAGCGCCGTCTTGCCGGCGCGCCGGCCGAGGCTGACGACGTTGAAACGCCTCGCCTCATCCCGGATCTTCTGCTGGAAGGGGTGGAGCGTCCGCAAGTGCAGGACCAACTCGGTCGCGGACAACGCGGATGGTCACCTCGCCGCCGTGCTCGTGGTGGGTTTCGTCCTTGACCTTGCCGTCGGTGCGGTCGGCGATCCACTTCATCGCGTCGAGGTCGCCCCGCTCGGCCAGTTGAAGCGCCCTCGCCACGATCGCGGCCCGCCAATTCGGGGCCTTCCTGTGCTCTTTGTCGAGCAGCTCGCGCATCAGGGCGGCGAAAGACTCGCCCTTGGGTCGGCCGCCGGGGTTCCCGGACTGCCCAGGCTTGAACTGGGTCGCCGGGCTAGGGAGCGGGTGCGGGTTCGCCAATTCGCCTGATCCTGAGGGAATGCCCCGTCTGCACGCAGGGCGCACAGAACCGGCGCGCGTGTGGACATCTAGAGCATAGAGGACCGTGCGCTCTCATAACTCTCAACGCTCTCAAAACTCTCACGGGTTTTCACGCCACCTCCTGCTGCTCGTAGACGCGGGCCACGATCGCGGCCAGGGCCTCGGCCTGGGGGACGTTGAGGGAGCCGATGACGACGCCGACCGTCCAGTGCTCTCCCCAGCCGCCGACGACGTAGGTCAGCGCCCGGGTCGTGCGGTCGTCATCGCCCAGGTGGGCGGCGCAGCCCATCGCGGCGCGGGCGCAGGCCCACATGCGCTTAGTCATCGGGAGGTCGTCGAACGCCCGCCGCTCCCGCTTCGCCTCCTGGTTCCAGCGCAGCAACGTGGCGCGCTGGGCATCGTTGA